GTATTAAGTGTTGGTTTTGCAGTTATAACCCTCCATCCAGATTTATCCCAAGGGTATTTTGGGAGTATACCGAATGCGTTTGCTTCAAGATTCAGTTGAGCCCATGCATAAGCACCAAAAATGGCGTTAAACATACCAGCAGTGCTGGTTGTTGAAGGGGCATCAGCTTTTCTAAGAAGGTTACGATTGTGTCCATAATATTGTGCCTCAAGCTCATCGATTGTTCTGATTTGAGTCATTTTAGTATGTTCCTACTTCGTCAGGTGTTGGAGTATAATATTTTCCAGCTAGAATGTTTCTTGCTACTACACTTAGATTTCCACCTTCTCTTGCATCTTTCAAAACAAATGACATATCAGTTTCTGCTGATTTATTAATTGTCTCGATTGCTGCATTAGGTCTTGGAGTCTCGGTAGTGAAGTCAAATGATTTCTCTTGCATTTTCAATCCAGATGGATCGCTTTTTGGTTTGTCATCAGTTTCCTTATCATCATGTAACCCTGCTTGTCTAGAGTTAGATTGATAAGTATCTGGGACTGTAACCTTTGCACCTACGTCTTCACTTGCTGAAGTTTGTGGCTTCAACGGTAAATCGGTTGGGGTTTCCAATGCTTTTAATCTATCATCAATACCTACTAATGTAGAACTAACGTCTTTTTGAGTTTCTGCGAGTGACTTTATAACGTCAGTTAATGTACTGATGTTGGATTTGATTGCTTCTTGGAAATCAGATTTTTCAACTTCGTCGTCTTTTTCTTCTTCTTCAGATTTTTCATCTTTAGAATTGTTGTTGGAAGTATCTTTGTCCATATCCTTATCAGAATCTTCTTTTCCTGAGTTTATATAGTTTTCGCTATTTTTATAAGTGTCATCTTTTGTTGAACCTTGTCCTCCTAATTGATTATTTCCAGCTTCTGTTTGATATGCTGATTTTTTCTTTCCCTCATCTTTCTCTTCCTCTTCTTTCTTACCTTCTCTAGTAGCAACTGCATCACTAGATTCACCTCCCTCTTCTGGGACTTTAGTTATTTGTTGTGTTTCTTGATTAGTATTATATTCCATACCACTATGTCTTACACCAAAACTTCCACTACCAGTTCCTTGTATTTCTTTCTTCACTTCTTCCTCTTCTGCCGTAATATTAACATCATCATCATCATCTACTGGGCTTGATTCCCTGTTTGATGATTTGTTTGGCTCTACATCTTGTTTGCCTTGTGCGTTAGTTTTATCACCATCTGCGTTTGCAAAATCTGTCATTTTCTCTACAGTGCAACCAAATTTACTGCATTTGATTACCATTTTACCGTCTTCTCTTCTCTCTACATTGTCGGTAATTGCCTTTGCTAGTGGGTTATAATCGGTAATTAGAGCTAATGGGACTGCTGGATCTTTGCAAACAGCGACCTCATAATGCTCTAATGATTTTAATTCGTATGCAACACTACCATCTTTTAGTATTTTTGGTGTTCTATTTGCCTTGGTAGCCCCCCCAAATGATAGTCCTTTGTACTCTCCACTCTTGATTTTATCCCAAATTTCGTTATCTAGGTGGTAATCTTTGTGTATTTTACCTGTAATCTTAATTGCTGGTATTAACTCACCCTCTTTAGTTTTATAATCTACTTTAGCATAACTGATACCTTTTCCTATAATTCTATTACTATGAGTATCACTAATTGGTGCTCCCCTATCCATCCAAATTGGAAGTACCTTGATCAATTCATCAACTATTGTGATTTCTCCTTGTTTATCTTTAACTTGAACTGTAAGATAACCTTCAAAGAATCTTTGGTCACCACCTATAGGATGTAAATTTTTTGTCACAAATTGATTGAAAAATATATCATTTTCCATATATAATGACCTTGAACATTACTTATAAAGTTTTAGAAAAAGGGAAGAATAGGTAAGTTGGTTGAAAAAATGCTTACTCTGTTTTCTTTGCCTTGGAGACAGCGAAATCTACTGCGAAACCGACAGAAAGACCAATTAATATAATCTCTACGATTCCTAGACCTGCGACTGTCAATGTTTGTGCAACTGCAATACCTGCGAATATTGCTACAATTAAAGCACCAAAGAATTTTTTGATGTCATATGTAGTTTCATCAGATCCTAAGAATCCTCTGACTGTATTCAATACTGCTCCTCCAATTACGGAGACTGTTGCGATTAACAATGGATCAATCATACTTTTCACCTAAATTCTCCTTTATTTAAGGTTTATCTAATAATTCTTTGACTAGGTCATCTAACTCGGAATTTGCCTCTTTTGGGTGTAATCTGTTTGATTGTCTATCAACAGCCATTGCTAAAATAATTAGTGTTTTTTGCAATCTAGCCACAGTTTCACATAAATCTTTTTGTGTTGAACTAATTTTTCTGAAAAATGCAAATATACCACTGCCTAAACCTAAAATTGATGCAATTATTAAAGGTTCAAATATATCCATATAATATTAATCAAAGTAAAGTATATAAATTAACTTATAATCCACTAATAGGAACGAGTATTTTTTGTTCAATCATCATTAATAATGCCATAGGTTCCTCTTGGATTTTTTCAATAAATGTTTCATCTCCACCACTTATACCATCAAATCTACCACATTTGAAACATATGTATATTGAATGTATCCCATCAGTATAACCATATTTATTTATTTTACATTGTGAACATTTTCCTTCCAATTCCATAATAATATGGCTACCAAGGCTTTATAAATAAGTATTGCTGTTAATATTACATGGCTACGTCGATATATATATTTGATAGTGATAAAATGTTTAAATCAATTTACAGAGAACATGTTGATGACCTTGAACATAAAATGCCTCTCATAGATCTATATGTAAAAGGACAAAAATTATGGGTAGTAACAAATTCCAATGATATGAAAGAACAACCAAGATTGGATAGAAGTATTGTACATTTTAGGAAAGATAATGCAAAAGAATGGATTGAAGGAGATGAAAAACTAGTGATACATGGTAAGGTTAGATACAATCATAAGAAAAATCAACTTGAATTCTTTCCTAGAAAACTACGAAAACCTCTATTATCCATGAGAGTAGGTAGATATTTTGGATATAAAAAGGGAAAATGTAACATAAATTATGATAAACGCTATTATGACTTTAAGAATGACCGTATGATATTTATCTTGGAGGATAAAAATGAAATTTGATTTTGTATTAGGTGAAGTTGAAGATTTATTAATTGTGACAAACAATAAACTAACCAATATAGAAACATTACTAGAATTACTCCTTACTCCACCAGATTTAAGAGAGTATATGAGAAAAAAGCGTGGTAAGACTACCTCCGATTAGATTTTTTATAGCCACTCATTATCTGTTTCCAATCCTTACCGTGTTTTTTACGCATACTTATCCAAAATGGGTCTGTCTTCATGAAGTCTTCATGAATCCACCTTTTGCATTGTACTCTTTGGTAACTTTAGCAATTCTAGTGTGGCATGTGTTGCAAAATCTTCCGTTTACCTGTTCAATATTAAATTTATATGAATTACAAAAGAAACATAGACCATAATATTTGTCACAAACCTTTGCTAGTAGAGGTTCACGACCTTTTTTTCCAGCACAATCACCACAAATGTCTGCAATAGTTGCTGCTGCAACGTCAACCTTCATACAACCAAGACAAACAGCCTCTTTATAGTTACTTACTTTAGTATATTCGTCACCTTGATGCTTTTCCCAAAGCTTTTTGGTCATGTCGTTTGCGTTTTCGTTAGTGTTTAACTCAGTTGGCAATATCTTTCTCTAACTTTCTTAGATTAATAAGTGTTTTTTCTAAAACTTTGTTAGTTTCATTTGCATTGTTGATCTTCTCTACAATTTCCATTATGTCAATGATAACCTCGGTCTTTTTTGCAAGTTTACGTGATGGTGTAGGTTGTACAACGAGTTTCTTCTCGATTATTTTTTTAATAATCTTTGGAGATGAAGCCTTTGGTTTGTGATTTACCTTACAGGTGTCGTCACATCTATGAAATTTCTTCGTCATCCTCATCCTCATCCTTGGTTACATAAAAACATACCTTTTTAGTACAATACACTTTACTTGTCATCTTCATCTTCCCATCTTTTAACACCTTCAAATTCACTTGCAACCAAATCTCTAGCATCTCTTACTGTCATGCCAGTTGCTTTGCGTAATTCTTCAACTGTTTTTGTTTTCTTCCAATCATAATCTATTGCTGTTTGCAAAGTATTTTTTACTACGTTATAGTTTGATGGAGTAATTCCTTTAGGATATGCAGATTTTTTACTCATTGAACTTCCACTTGTAGGACTTCCCTGTCCAGTTCCACCTATATCACTAGGTCTACTGTTGTTTGGTTCGCCTTCAAATGATTGTGTTTTTTCCTGTGGGGCTGGTACACCTTTACCTGCACCGTTCAT